GCCGCGATCGGCCGCCGGTTCCTCGCCTCGCCGACGAATGTGGCGAACGCGGGCCGCGGGGCCATCCTCCGGGCCCACAGGAGGCTGAACCGATGATCTACGACATTCTCTACCCGTACCAGCAGGAAGCCGCCGACGGCATCATCACCGGCCGTCGCAAGGCGATCTTCGACGACCCCGGACTGGGCAAGACGCTCACCGTGCTGGGTGCCCTCCAGAAGGGCCGGTTGTTTGAGAATGGTGCCAAGACTCTCGTCCTCGCCACGAGGACGGGGGCGGCGCTGACGTGGCTGCCGCACGCTGACAAGTACGTCCCAGAGGACGTGCTCGTCGTGGACGCCGTGCGCAAGTCCATCGCAGCCCGCCGGGCGTTCACGGGGGCGGCGTTACGTGCAGACGCGCCCGCCCTCGTGATCGCCAATCACGACTTCATCGCACTCGGGCCCAACGACCGGGAGTGGAAGAACGACCCGATCTGGAAGACCGAGTGGGACGCCATCATCGTCGATGAGTCCCAGCGTGTGCTGCCCACCAAGGCGCAGCACGACCTCGCCCTGACCCGGTTCTGGCGTGGCCTGTACCGGCTGCCGACGCACCCGATGACCATGCGCGTGCCGATGAGCGGCACCCCCGACCGGGGCAAGATGGAGAACCGCTACGGGACGTGGATGTTCGTGCTGCCCGAGGTGTACAGCTTCGAGCACCAGACCTACGAGCAGTGGCTGTACCGCAACTTCCGGCTGGAGTTCAAGAAGGACTACATCCGGGTCCGGGGCCGCGCCATGCAGGTGCTGACCCCGGTCGTGAAGGGCCTGAAGGACGAGCACGCGTGGCACAGCCTCGACGACAAGATCGTGATCCGGCGCACCAAGGCCGAGGTCGCGCCGCAGCTGCCGCCCAAGCGCTACGTGGACATCGAACTGCCGTTCACGCTGAAGCAGGAGCGGGCCTACCTCGCCTACCTCGACGAGTTCCACGACGACGGCACCACGCAGGCCGCGGGCGCGTTCACGATCCGGGCCACCCAGTTCGCGATCACCGAGTTCGACATCAAGCCGGGGCCGAACGGGACCACCGTCGGCACCCCCGTTCGGGGGGCCGAGTCCCCGAAGCGGGACTGGATCATCGAATGGCTGGAGGAACGCGGCTACGACCTCGTCGGCGAGTTCGCCACCCCGCACGGGAAGGTCGTCATCACCAGTCAGTTCAAGACGGTGCTGAAGTGGCTGGCGGCCGAGCTGATCGAGCTGGGCTACGACCCGGTGATGCTCACCGGCGACATGACCACCGAGCAGCGCCTCGAATCGCAGACCCTGTTCCAAGCCCCGAACTCGGGCCGGGACATCATGCTGCTGAGCATGACCCTCGGCGACAGCATCGACCTCGATGCCGCCGACGACATGATCTTCATCGACCGCGTGCACGACCCGGACCGGGTCACGCAGGCCGAAGACCGCGTGCACCGAGTGTCACGCAACCACAACGTCGTGATCTGGCGGCTCATCACCGTCGGGTCAGTCGACGAAGCGATCGACATCACGAACGAGCGTCGCTTCAACACCACACGAGAGCACATGGACGGACGCAGGGGTGTCGATTTCGCCCGGAAAGTGCTTGCTCGGTTTGTTGCAGGAAAGGAATGACCATGCCACTCATCAGGACTCCGCAGTTCGTGGACGACGTACCGCCGAAGCGGTCATACAAGCCCGACCCGCTCCGTCCGATCTTGGACGCGCTGGTCAACCATCAGGACAAGTGGGCGCTGATCGCCACCGGTGAGAAGGCCCAGTTCAAGGTCAAGATGGACTACCACTACCCCGACTTCGAGTTCGCGATGCGGACCGAGGACGCCGACGCGAAGGCAGACGACCCGAAGTGGAACTGCTACGCCCGGTACCGTGGTCCCGAGTATCTTCGCGAACGCCTCGCGAGGAAGAACAAGAGGAAGAAGGAAGAGGAGCCCCATGAACGACAGTCCGGAGCCGCGTAACGGCGGCATCTCCACCCACGAGCGCCTCGAAGTCGTCGGCGCGACGGCCATCGCGATCATCGCGATCGTGGCGGNGCGGCCGCCGTGATCGTCATCACGCTGCTCGCCCTGAGCGGGCGCGGCGCCGCACACGAGCCCACGCTGGCCCTGTGCGGGCATCCGCTCGAAGACCCGACCAACCAGTTCACCGACCGCGATTACTGCGCGCTGTGAAGCCGCTGGACGCGTTCCTGCTGTTCGCGGGGACGTTCCTCATCGTCGCCAATATCTGGATCATCGGCAGGCTCATCGACGCGGGATTCACTTTCCTGTGATGAGTGAGTTCACCGTCTTGGTCTTCGTCATCGGCGTGGTCGTCCTCGTCGCGTGGCTCGCCGAATGAATGTCGGTGCCCTGCGCTACGCTTCAAGAATGGCCACCATCACCCCCGACGTACTTGTCACCATGATCGAGAACTTCACCCTCGGGGGACGGTCGCTTCAGGTCGAGATCGGCGTGTCCGAGATCGGCATGTCGTGCCAGCGGTGCGTGGCCCGCAAGATGGCGGAGTTCGAGAAGAGCCGCAAGGTCTCCTCGTTCCGCACCACGATCGGCCGCTACTTCCATGAGGGTGTCGCGGCCGACTTCGAGAAGGTCTTCACCAACGGTGAGATGCTGATCGAGAACAAGCTCCTCGTCCACCGGTACAAGGGCTGGACCCTCCGGGGTTCGTGTGACGTGTTCCTCCCCAACGAAGGACACGGCACGGTACTTGACTGGAAGTGCGTGGGGGATGATACCCTTACTGCTATGCGGAAGGCCTCCGACAACGGGGACCTCCCGAAGGACCAGTACGTCATCCAAGGCCACCTGTACGGCCTCGGATGGGAGCTGGCGGGACACGATGTGGAGAACATCTGCATCTTCTTCGTCCCGGCCAACAAGGGGGACCTGCGGCGCTACCACGTGGCGTTCGAGTTCCCATACGACCGCAGCATCGCGGCCAAGGCCCTCGCCAATGTCGAAGGAATGATCGACGAGGCGGAGACTGACGGCTGGGACGCTGTGGTCAGACGACGAGTCCCGGAGTTCGGTTGTCTGTCATGCCCCACCTATGAGGCTGTCGACAATCCGGTCTACGACCTTGTCTTTCCTGAAAACAAGCGTTCGACATTGAAAAAGGTGCACAGTGAGCGGATTCGCCGCAGCTAACGCCCACCTCGCCAGCCGGGGTGTGCAGTCCAGCAAGTTCGAGACCCACGGGGAGAGCCACACCGGCGTCCTCGTGGAGGGGGACGTGATCCCCCAGACCGACCCGAACACCAACGAGGTCAAGTACAAGAAGGACGGCGTCACGCCGATCATGCAGCTCGTGGTCACGTGGGACACCGAAGAGCGCGACGCGAAGACCCCGAACGACTCGGGTCGGCGCAAGCTGTACTGCTCGTGGCGTCTGGAGGCCGAGATCAAGCGGGCCGTCCGCGCCACCGGCGCCGAGGGTCTGGAGACCGGCGGCACGCTGACGGTCACCTACATCCGTGAGGAGAAGGTCCCGAACCAGCCGGGCAAGGCGAAGATCTACGAGGCATCGTACATCCCGCCGAAGCAGTACATCTCTGGTACGGTCGGTGACGACGACGCGGATGAGGCCGACGGCCTCGACCCCGCCAAGGTCACGACGGCCAAGTCCCTCTGGGCGGCCGGTCAGCCGATCGACCTGATCGCTCAGGTCACCGGGTTCAGCGTGCCCGAGGTGGAGAAGCTCCTCGACATCATCTAGGCACGACGCCCTAGAATCGGGGGCGGGTCCTGCTGGTTGACAGACAGCAGGAACCGCCCCCGTTCTTCTCCCTCCTCGCAAAGGACACCAGATGACCGAACAGCCGATCCTCCAGCTCGGCACCCGGATCGGTGTAGACCCCGAAGAACGGGTCAACATCTCCTACTTCAACGACAGCACCAAGTGGACCTCACTCCACGTCCCTCTGAAGCTCGGCGACTCACTCGTCAAGGCGCTCTCGGACAAGGGCCAGAACGTGTACCTCATGGTCAACGAGACCAAGGCTCAGCTCTCCACCCCCCGCGGGACCGCGGAGGACATCACCAAGCTCCGCGCCATCTACGCGGACCTCGACGTGAAGGCCGGGGGCCTGCCCTCGTGGGAGGCCGCCCAGAACGTCGTGAACATGCTCACCGACATCATCAATTGTAATCCAACCGTTACCGTGATGAGTGGGCATGGCCTCCAGCCGTACTGGGAGGTCGAGGACGGCGAGATCACCGACGCCAACCGGCCCTACGTCGCCGGGCTGCTGCGCCGCTGGGGCCAGCTCGTGCAGCGCCTCGCCGAGGTCGAGCACGGCAAGGCCGACAACGTCTACGACCTGCCCCGGGTGCTCCGTGCCCCCGGCTCGGTGAACCAGAAGGACCCGTCCGCGCCGATCCCCGTCACCATGGAGATCCACGAATGGACGCGCCCGCTGACCCTCGCGGAGATCGCGGAGGCGGTGGAGGCGTACGGCTTCATCAACGAGACCTACACCGTCAACGAGCTGACCGTGGTCTCCGACCCGGACACGTGGCAGCCCGCCGCGCTGGACTGCATGTGGTCGCAGACCCTCGCCAGCCAGATCAGCCAGACCACCCCGGCCGCCCGCCACCCGTGGCTGCTGGCCATGGCGATCAAGATCGAGTGCGCGGCCCGGTTCGGCTGCATCACCGAGGAGACCTACGCCGAACTGGTCAAGCTGCTGGAGGCGAAGTTCTTCGCCCTGCTCAGCTCCGGCCCCGAAGCGCGTGCACCCTCCCCCGGGGAGGTGAACACCGCCTTCCGCTGGGCACGCGCACAGGTCTCCTCGTACTCGCAGGTCAAGCTCAACGACAACGTCGACTACCACCAGCACAAGCTGTACGCGGTCCCCGACCTCCCTTTCGCATCAGGGCCCGAACAGCCCAGCTCCGCCGCGGCACCATCTGGACCGACCGACGGTAACCTCGCGCTGGCCCCGGTGGAGGTCCCCGAGTTCGCGCCCATCGCGCTCGGCGACGAGAACTTCGCCTACACCGACGCGGCCAATGCTGAGCGTCTCTCACAGATCGCGATTGGGAAGTACATCTACGTCCCCAGTCTCGGCTGGCACGTATGGGCCGACGGCAGGTATGTTGCTGACGAAGCCTCATCAATCGTGAGGCTGGCCATCGATTCGATGCGGCGTCTGCCTGAGGAAGACTCATCAAAAGAGGCCATGAAGTGGGCGCAGCAGTCCATGTCGGGCCGCGGCATCTCGACCGCGGTGAAGCTGGCCGAGTCGGTGCCGGAGATGGTGGTCACCACGATCAAGCTCGACGCGGACCCGTTGCTGCTGTGCACGCCGGGAGGGATCGTCTCGCTCGTGGACGGGCACCTGCGCCCGGCCATGCCGGAGGTCGACTTCAACACCCGGCAGACCGCGGTCACCCCGCAGTTCTCGCCGATGCCGCGCTTCGAACGCTTCCTCAAGCAGGTGCTCGGGGACATCCCCGACGAGGCCGAGGAGCGCATCGAGTACGTGCAGAAGCTGTTCGGGATCGCCGCCATCGGGGAACTCCGCTGGCAGATCCTGCCGATCTTCTCCGGCTCCGGCGCGAACGGCAAGTCCGCGCTGCTGGAGATCGTCGCCTACGTGCTCGGCACCTACGCGGCGTTCATGCCGGAGAACTTCCTGCTCGACTCCGGCAAGAGCGAGCACTCCACCGAGATCATGCGCCTGCGCGGCACCCGGTTCGCGGTGGCGTCGGAGACCCGCCCGGACGGCAAGTTCAACGAGTCCCGGGTGAAGATGCTCACCGGCGAGGGCATGCTCTCGGCGCGCGCCATGCGGCAGGACTTCGTCGACTTCAAGGCCACGCACACGCTGTTCATGAGCCTGAACCACCCGCCGCAGGTGCGGTCCGGTGGCGACGGGTTCTGGCGCCGCATCCGCAAGGTGGACTTCCGCTACGTGGTCCCGCCCGGCGACCGTGACCCCGGCTTCGCCGCCTCGGTGGCCGAGGAGGAGGGCCCCGCGATCCTCCAGTGGATCATCGAAGGAGCGCAGAAGGTGCTGAAGGACGGCCTCAACGAACCCCTGTCCGTGGAGCTGTCGACGCTCTCGTACCGCGCCGAAGAGGACCACGTCGACATCTTCTTGCAGGACTGCACCAGCCCCAACGCGGAGGCCGGATTCTCGGTCACCGAGCTGTACGGCACGTACACGGCGTGGTGCAAGAAGAACGGCGAACTGCCGATCACGTCGGTCTCGCTCATCCGCGACCTGAAGACCCGGATGAACCTGACCCCGTACCGCTCCAAGCACGCTCGCGGCTACAAGGGCCTGATCGTGTTCACCAACTACGGCGACCCCGAGCCCGAAGGCTCCCGGTCATTCGGCGGGCAGGCGACATCATGACCGGAGGAGGAAGCAATGAACGAGCAGGATCGGCGGGACGCCGCATGGCGGGGGGCACGCCCCTCGATGTATACCTTGGACGAGGTCCCCGGCCCGAACATGAACGAGCAGTGGCTGGAGGAGACTCTGGCGAGGGCCCGGATGCAGACGGTGTCGGGACACTGGCCCCCGATCCCGCCCTCGCCACCGAGCGCGGCGACAGTGGGGGACTGGCTCAGGGCAGTGATGGACGCGACACGGCGTGCTACCCCTGCGCCGCAGGCTTTCACTCGGAATGCGACCTCATCTGGACCGACCGGGACCTTTTCACCCGCACCGGATGCTGCGACGGCGGCCGTTCCGCCCTTGAAGCATCCTTCGACGCGGTATGGGGTCCCATTGAAGCACTGGATGCAGATGAGGGGGATGGCGTCCCCGACCGACCCGCCGCCTACTTCGACGGATTCACCGGACGGAAGGCCCTGACCGACTATGTCGACCCGATCTCATCCGGCCGCAAGGAAGCCGCGCGCAAGTTCCCGATCGAGAAGGGGCAGAAGTGCGAATGGGCTTGGCTGGCTGCTGCTGGCGGTGGTGTTGCTCCCATTACTGGGTGCCCCGGCTACCCCGCGGAGGACATCCACCACGGTCCTGACAAGAACACCCTCCGCAATGTTGTCGGGAATGTTCACCGTATCTGCACGTACTGTCACAACCGCTGGCACGGCGCCAACGACCCCCACTACGGCGAGCGCCCGCCTGCGGACCAGCCCTTCGTCCCGGTGGACGGGGAATGGGTGGAGCACGACCCTGTGACCAAGGCCTCCGACGAGGAGGTCTTCGCTGAAGAAATGAGGAGAAGGAATGAGTCTCGACGACACGGAAATCTCGACTGAGCCGGTGGACTACAAGGGCACCGGGCTGGTTCTCCCGCCCGACGTGCTGGAGGGCATGAGCGAGTTCCTGCCGCAGCCGGTCCCCACGGACTACGGCGGGNCTGCTTGACCCCCGCGAGCGCGCGAAGGCCGAGAAGGCCGAGCGTGTGGAGCCGGAGATGGGCACCGGGGAGATCGGCTACGCGCCCAATCCCGCCCTGCCCTTCTCCTTCGAGCAGTCCATCAAGGAGCAGGCGCTGTACCACTACGCCCGGCTGGTGGATGTCGGCATCCCCGAGTTCGCCCCGGCCGACACGGCTGGCGCGCTCGCGGAGGTTCGGCTCATCGAGGCCTACCTCTCAGAGTAAGCTGTACCCCGTGGGGCCGTCGGAGACAACTCCTTCGTGACTGTCAGTGGTGGTTCACACCGACGGCCCCCCTCCACCTAGTTCGTGGTCTGGTCGGTGATGCCGACCTTCTTCAACGCCGTCAGGATGCCCTTGATGGCGTTTCTCTGTCCCGCCAGCACGGACAGGTCGCCCTCGATGATGTCGATGGCCGGGTCGAACAGGTACCGGCTGGCGCGCCCGTCGTGCTGGTGGTTGCCGGGGCTGGCGTCCCACTCGTTGATGCCGAGCCGGTGCAACGGAGACTTCGGGCTCTGAGTGTCGCCCTGCGCGAGGAGCCAAGACACGTACGCTGCTGACGGCGGAGACTTCTTGGTGAAACTATCGTCCCCGTTGAGCATCTTATCGTTGGCATCAGGCATGCTGATATGGTACTGGAGAACCCATCCAGAAAGGATGCCTCCCATGGCACACACCGCAAAGGGCCTCACGCTCGCCGCCAAGGTCACCGCGCTCACCACGGGCACCGGCCCGACCGCCCCGCAGAAGGTGCAGATCCAGAAGATCGTCGATCTCCTCGACGCCAAGATGCGCGACGGCCAGCTCGACTACGACCTTTCTCGCATCTACGACGCGGTGAACGGTCTTTCGTAAGCCCTGCTCTAAGCTAAGACTGTAGGCACACCACTGGATGAGGTTCAAGTGACGAACAAGCCCAAGAGAATCGGCACGGCGGCAGAGTCGAAGGTAGTGAAGTTTCTGCACTCGATCGGTTACGACCCCACGACCGCCCTTCGCAAGACCCTCTCTGGGGCCTCCGATGTCGGTGACGTGTGGTGCCATCACGCTTCCGGCACCATCGTCATCGAGGTGAAGGGAGGTGACGCGGCTAACTCGGCCAGCCACAACCAGATCAGGACGTGGCTGGCCGAGGCGGTCCGCGAAGCCCGCAACAGCCGCATCGACGCGCGCCTGACCCCGGTCCTTGTCACCCAGACGAGGGGCATCGGCTCGGCAGGCGGGTGGAAGGCGTGGATGTGGGCGAGCGACCTGCTCGGCTTCAAGCCCGAATCCAACGGCGTCGACTACCCGATCCAGATGCGCCTCGCCGACCTCATGACCGAGTTCGAACCTCGTGGCTAAGAAGCCCGAGCCCTTCGACGCGGCGAACTACTTCCGGGGCCTCTCCGAGGGCCTTCGCAGGCAGGCGGTCAGCCCGAACCTGTACCGTTATGAGCCTCATGCCAAGCAGCGAGAGTTCCACAGCCTCACCCAGAAGGCGCGGCTCTTTGTCGCGGGCAATAGGTCTGGGAAGAGCCTTGCAAGCGTGGTGGAGGGCATCTGGTATCTCACCGGCACGCACCCGTATCGGGAGACTCCTCCTCCACCAGTTCGAGGCCGAGTGGTCGGCGTGGACTTCCTCAATGGCATCGATAAGATCCTCCTCCCGCTCTACAAGCAGTGGCTCCCCGAGGAGTACCTCATCGACGGACTCTGGGAGAAGTCCTACAGCCGGGAACGGCACACCCTCACCCTGAACAACGGCTCGTTCGTCGAGTTCATGTCGCAGGACCAAGACCTCGACAAGTTCGCCGGGACCAGCCGCCACTTCGTCCACTTCGACGAGGAGTGCCCGAAGCTGATCTTCGACGAGTGCCTGATGCGCCTCATCGACACCGACGGCGACTGGTGGATCAGTGAGACCCCCGTCGCCGGTATGGAGTGGATCTACGACGACCTGTACGAGCCCGCCGTGGAGGCCATGGCCGCCGGGGAGGAGCCCGAGGTGGGCCTCGTCGAAGCCGCCATGAGCGACAACACGTACCTGCCGCAGGGCGCGATCAACCGCCTGCTCTCCATGTTCACGGAGGAGGAGCGGTTGATGCGCGAGAAGGGCCAGTACACCACCGTCACCGGCCAGCTCTTCAAGGCGTACCGGGACCGGCCCGCGTCCGAGGAGGGCCACGTCATCCCGATGTGGCACCCGAAGATGGAGGGCCCGAACTGGGCGCAGGACTGGCGCGTGTACCTCACCGGCGACCACGGCTTCAACGCGCCCACCGCGTGGCTGTGGATCGCCTGCGACCGCTACGGCAACCTGCGCATCTTCCACGAGCACTACCAGTCCCAATGGACCGTGCAGGAGCACGCCGAGGAGATTCACCGCTACAACAACGAGATGGGCTACGAGCCCTACCTCGTCTGCGGCGACCCCGCGATGAACCAGAAGTCCGGACTGACCGGCGACTCCATCGTGGCCGAGTACAGCCGCTGGGGCATCGAGGTGCAGACCCGCGGCATCACCCGGGACAAGGCCGCTGGCATCAACAAGATGAACCAGCGTCTGCGTTTGAACCCGAAGACGAACATGCCATTCATGGTCATCACTGAGGACTGCACCAACACTCGTCGTGAGGTCAAGGGTGCCAAGGCGGCCCGGATCGTGAACAAGCTCGTCGCCGCACGCAAGAACCAGCCCGAGGGGATTCGCGAGAAGGACGACCACACGCCCGACGCGATCCGCTACCTGATGACCCTGCTCCCCGACCTCACCTACGGCGACTTCACCGGCCAGCCGGAGGTCAAATGGACCGAGGTTGCCGGTATGCTCGGTGGAGTATCGGAAATGTACGATGGCATTGCACGTTCGAAACGGCGTGCAAGTCACGATGGTTGGCGGGATCCGTCAGCAGAATGGATGGGAATGGAATGATGCTCTACCGCAAGAAGCCCGTCACGATCGAGGCCGCGCAGTTCACCGGCACCAACGGCGACGAGCTGGCCGATTGGATCGGCGGCGACGCGGACTGGAACCCGCGCAGCGGTGAGCTGTTCATCACCACCCTCGAAGGCTCCATGCACGCCAGCGTGAACGACTACATCATCAAGGGCATCGCCGGGGAGTTCTACCCGTGCAAGCCCGACATCTTCCACTCCTCCTTCGACCCGGTCAACGTGGGCAGCCCCGCCTACGAACGGAGCAACAACTGATGCCCCCGACCGTGCAGCGGTTCTCCGAGTACGTCTGGCTCAAGGTCGAAGACGAGGACGACGTTGTGTCCATGAAGGCGTGGCTGTGCGGCCTGTGCGGCGCACTCGTCGGCAACACCGATACCCACCTCGATTTCCACCGACGTATCAAGGAGAAGATCTGGTGATCCAGCTCGTCGACAAGCCCTACCTGTTCCCCCAGCGCTGCTTCTTCACCGGCGACGGCATGGAGCGCGAGATCATCGACACCGGCGTGCAGGACACCGAGGGTGGACGGGTCTACATCTCGCTCCAGTTCATGGACGACCTCGCCGTGGCCGCCGGGTACACCTCCCGGGAAGAGGCCGCGCGCCTCGAAGCCGAGAACGCCGACCTGCGCCGTCAGGTCGATGCCATCCCCACCATCCTCGAAGGGCTCTCTGATGCCGTACGAAATCTGGCTGCTTCTGCTGTCGTTGATCTTCTCGGGAGCGCTTTTGACGGCGCTGTTCCTGTTCCTGAGGTGGGCGCAGAGCCTGCTGACTGACATCCGCGAGATCATCATCCAGCAGAACCACCTTCTGGCTTCGAAGGACATGACAGCCTACGATGCAGCACGGCGCACCCACGTATCAGAAATGTTGAGTGATGAGTCTGCACCCGGTGTCTACTACACTGGAGACGCCTTGCAGTATCAGAACGAGAAGATTGAGGGTCGGGTAAACGATGACGAACTCACTGGCATCAGCCGGTTCGGTGTCTGATCTCGATTCGCCGTGGGAGCTTCTGCCCACGGCCGAGCCGCCCGCAACCCCCGAGCTGCAAGAGGGGGACATGCTCGACGACCGTGAGCTGAAGCGGTTCGCGGCCTCCGACGAGGGCAAGAAGCTGGTCGCCTTCGTCAACGACGAGTACAAGACCGCCGCGAACAACCGCAAGGCCTACGAGCGCCGCTGGATTCTGAACTACGCGTTCTACGACGGCAAGCAGTATGTGGAGTGGAACGCGAACGCCAACGCGGGACAGGGCGGGCTCGCCACCGTCCCCGGCAACTCGATGCACACCCCGCGCATCGTGGTGAACCGCATCCAGCCGATCATCCGCACCGAGCAGTCCAAGATGCTCGGCCAGAAGCCCACCGCCACGGTGATGCCCGACTCCAACGACGACGCCGACATCTTCGCCGCGCAGGCGGGCGAGCAGGTCTGGGAGTCGCTCTACCACCGCCTCGACTTCCAGTCCAAGCTCACCGACGTGTGCTTCTGGCTGTCCATCGCGGGTACCTCGTTCATGAAGACCTGCTGGGACGAGTCCGCGTACGACGCCGGGTCCAAGGTCTACGGCGACGTGAACTGGATTCCGCTGTCCCCGTACCAGATCCTCGTGCCCGACCTGCTGGAGCGCGACCTCGAAAAGCAGCCGTGGGTGATGGACGTGGTCGCCAAGCCGGTCGCGTGGATCAAGGAGAACTACGGCGACTTCTTCCCCAAGGGCGTCACGCCCGCCGTCAGCCGGGTCGACGAGATCATGCCGTCCAAGGCGGTCGGCTCGCAGGCAGGCGAGGAGAAGCCCGACTCCGCCGTGGTCATGGAGATGTGGATCAAGCCCGGCATGACCAAGGTGCTGCCCAAGGGCGGCATGGTCACCGTGATCGATTCCACGATCGTGCAGGCCGCGATCAACGGCATGCCCTACTCCCACAAGGAGTACCCGTTCGCGAAGTTCGAGCACATCCCCACCGGCAAGTTCTACGCCAGCTCGATCATCGAGCCGCTGATCCCGCTCCAGCGCGAGTACAACCGCACCCAGTCCCAGATCATCGAAGCCAAGAACCGGATGGCCAAGCCGCAGGTGTACTTCCGCGAAGGCTCCCTCGTGCCGTCGCAGATCACCTCCGAGCCGGGCCTGTACATCCCGGTGAAGGGCTCCGCCGAATACCCGCAGCCGGTCCCGCTGACCGAGCTGCCCTCCTACGTGGTCCAGTTCAACGAGCGGCAGGAGGTGGACTTCGAGAACATCTCCGGCCAGCACGCCTCCACCAAGGGCGACGCGCCCGCCTCGATGGCCGCCACCGCCATCGCCTACTTGCAGGAGCAGGACGACCAGTTCCTCACCACCACGCACCAGTCCATCGAGCGTGCCATCCAGAAGATCGCCCGGCAGACCCTCGTCATCGCCTCCGTGTACTGGACGGTGCCCCGCCTCGTCAAGGCCACCGGCGAGGACGGCGGACTGGACGCGGTGCTGATGAAGGGCTCCCAGCTCGAAGGCTCCACCGACATCCGGATCGAAGCCGGGTCCAGCCTCTCCACCTCCAAGTCCGCGCGTCAGGCGCAGGTCGGGGAGTGGATGAAGTTCGGCTGGATCGACCCGAACGAGGGCTTCGAGCTGCTCGACATGCCGATGCTGAACCAGTGGGTGAACCGCCGCAAGGTGGACAAGAAGGCCGCCCAGTACGAGAACATCGACTTCCGCTCGCTCGACGAGAACGATGTCATCGAGTTCCAGCAGCAGGCCGTGTTCGAGAAGAAGGCGGAGCTTCAGGCGGAGTTCGCCCAGAAGGCCGAAGGCATCATGGCCGGACCGGACATCGACCCGATGACCGGCGGCCCCGTAGACCCGGCGCTGGCCGGTCAGGCAGCGGATGCGCTGGCGCAGCCTGCCAACCCGCTCCCGCAGCCGGACCCCGTAGGGAACATGGTCTCGCCGTCGCCGGTGCAGACCACGTGCATCATCCCGGTCAACTCGTGGGACGACCACGCGGTGCACATCGAGGTGCACGACCTGTGGCGCAAGTCCCCCTCGTACCGCTTCGTGTCCGACGCCGTCAAGGCCGAGGTCGAGAAGCACGTCCAGCTCCACCGGGCCGCGCTCGCCGGGACCTTGCAGGAGGACGCCATGATGGCCGCCCTCGCGGCACCCCCGGCAGGCGGCGGG